AAGCTATTCAACAATTCCAAACTTACATAACCAACACGACTGGTCAAATGGAAGCGGCTGACGGCTATCTTGATGACCTAGTGATAGGTTATGGTCTTGCTATACAATGTAGGACTATGCAAAGATTCAGTGGTGGTCTGGTGATGCACGTATCATAATTATGGTAAAAAACAAGAAATTCATACAGAAAAAACCCAAACCTAGAGATAAGCGGATTTCAACTGATAAGTTATTACCTGCCACTCCATCATCTGCGTTAATGCCATCAAGCTATATCCTACCTCCATTTGATATGAAAATGCTTGAGTTCTTAGAGAACTACAGCTTGACATTTTCCGACTTTTCTCAGGCAGTCGCAAACTTACAATTCACACCAACCCTACTCCCTAGAATTGATATTGAATTCTATCCCAATACTTCCGATAAGCAGAAAGAAGTATTGGCGATGCAGGTTGGGGAAGTGTTTGATGATTTTTGGGAAAGGATTTACCCATCAAGTGGGGCGGGACTTGGTCTTGATGTTATTGGACAAATCGCCAGGGGTGGTGCTGCTTCTGTTGAATGGGTATTGAACAAAGAAGAGAATAAAGTCAACAGAGCAGTCTTAGTTCCAATAGATGATATAAGATTCAAATCAAGAAAAGATGGGAGTTATTATCCAATACAATGGATCCCCATGAAGGAGTTAGGCAAGCCTGGAAACTCAAAAGCCAAAGAAACTCCTGGTGAATTGTCACTTGACTACCCAACCTATAAGTATGTACCTCTTGAAACTGTGGGTGGAAGTCCTTATGGGATGCCTCCTTTTATATCAATCTTGAAGAAACTACAGACACAAGATAATATAATGGAAAACATAGATGACATAACAAAGAAGCTGGGATTACTAGGCTTCGTCAGTGTCATGGCAGATGCCCCTCCAAAGACTCCTGGTGAGTCAGAATCGGCTTACTCTACACGACTACAAACTAATGCGGATGATTGGGCAAAAAGATTCAATGACAACATGAGCAAGGGTATGGTGTTTGGATACAGGGACTTGATGGAGATGAATTATAATGCCGTAGCTGGTGATGCAAGAGGTGTTCAACAGGTAGTGCAGGTTTTGGAAGAGCAGATCATATCGGGATTTAAGCAAGACCCTGCCATGTTTGGAAGAACCTACTCAACTACCGAAACTTATGCAGGTGTTGTGTATGACAAATTCATTAATATGTTAGAGCATTATATGACTATTGTTTCCACTGTTATGAAAACAGGGATAATGATGCAGCTAAGGTTCTCAGCCATAAGGGTTAAGAATCTTGGCATCGTATATGAGCCACCAAAATCTTTAACTGCTAAAGTTGATGCAGAAGCAGAAAGAATAAGGTGCGAAACTACTATTTTGAAGAGAGACAATGGTATTATTGATCAGGTACAAGCTGCAAGAGAAATGGGGTATGATAGACCAGCAGCAGCAGGTCCAATTGTGCCAGATGAATCTTCTGACTCATCTGGGAATGATAGTGCCAAAACCACTTCAAATAATGTTTCTTTTGAGTTCAGTAAAGAAAAACGTAGATGGGTTTGGAGTTAGATATGAAGAGAAAACGTAAATTTGTTTCAAAAGAACAGTCAAAGAAACTTATTGAGGAAATGAATATATCACAGCCACAGATTGAGCCAGGGAAAACCAGATTTGAATTGATTGTTGATGTTAGTATCTTGGAGGATATAAAAAATGAAAACAAGGAAGAAAGTCACAAAAAAGCAAGCTCAAGAATACATTGAGAAGTTTGGCATAAAGAAGGCATACACGGACAACACTTCCTTGAAGCAGTTCATTGTGTTGAAAGCCAGTAGTCTTCAATGTGGTATAGCCATAAGTAAAAAATCTGAGGTTGAAGCAGACGCACACAATGAAGATGGAGACGCAGAAACCAAGCGTCCTGTTTTTCGGATGCTGTCTAACACCACCGTTCAAGAGGTTTATGACTTTACAGAAGTAAGCCTTGAAAAGCATATTGATTTATTCTCCCATACGAAGCTGATGAAAGACCACACCCACACTATTGATTCAATTATTGGCACAGTGGGAGTTGCAAGTTTTGATGAAGCACGTGGTAATGAGGATGATAAAGATTTTATCCCCAGTGGTGTGAATGCAGAACTTATTATAGATGAGGAATTTGGTGCAACTGAAAAGAAGAAAGTCGCCAAAGGACTTATTGATTCAGGTTCAGTAGGGATAAATTTTGAGTCTGTTCCTTCACACGAATTTGAAGACCCTTGGGACTTCTACTGGTTACTTGGAACAGAAGTGGATGGAGAGCTGGTTAGATTTGTTGTCACTGATATATTGGAGATCAAAGAATTTAGCTTAGTTTGGTTGGGTGCTGACCCTTTTGCAAAAGACCAAAGCACACAAGCATCCAATGATAGCGTGTTTGAGTTCAAAAAGCAACTCGACAAGTCCACTGACGAGTTATCAACTGTATCTCTTGAGCTTAAAGAGAGCAAATCAAAGCTGGAACTCGCAGATGAGAAAATTCGAGTGTTTGAAGAGAATAGTCAAATCATACTAAGTTTAGTGAATGATTTTACAGAAGCAAGTAAAATGATTAAACTTGGAAAACAATTCATCAGTGAATTGAAGCAAGATGTTAAGGACACATTCATAAAAGCTAATATGAAGTCGGATGAAGAAATGAATATCATCAATGATACGACTGATATTGCACAATTAAAATTATATCTAACTATGGCAAAGTCCAAAGTTGGTGAATTACCTAACGGCCAACTGTCTGTTGGTCGCACCTCTAATGGTACAGGGTCTATGTTGACGTTGAACAGCAGTGGTGATACAATCAATTTGAAACCTATTGCAAAGGAGTAATGATGGGTGGTCAAAAACAATACAAATATCCTTCTGGTGAGGGTATTGTAGTCAAGTCGGGCTTTACTCCAAGCCGTAATGATTTTGTGGAATTGGAACTAGGCACTGGCTCAGCCATGCAACCAGTTGACTTTTCTGATAAGATCGCTGGTTTGGTGGGAGTTCCTACTACGGGGTTACTCCAACAACCTAATGAGACGACCATCGAGCCTATGGCCTCCTATCGTCAAAATAAGGTTGCTGGTGAAATCATCAAGGGTGGTGCGCCAGTTATGTTGAAGCCCTCGGATGGAAAAGTATACACGTTTCTACCAGTATTTGCGGATGCAGGTGGAACCATAACGTTTACCACAACCGCTACAGGCGGAACTCACACAATCACTATTGGAGGTTTTTCAATACTTCTTGTAGTGACTACTGAGACCGTTAATGCAGCAGCTACGGCAATGGCAGTAGCTTTGAATGCAGATTCAGGGTTCAAGGCTCTAGGGCTTTTTGCTTCTGCAACTACTAATGTGGTGACGGTGAGTGGAAAACGGGGAGCATTGGATAATGCAATTACGTTGACCGAATCAACCACGGATGCTGCACAGTCTATGGCTGTAAGTGCGGCTACCTTGACTGGCGGTTTTGGGTATCCCGATGGTTCCAAATTTGGAATTGCGATGTCAAATGCAGCATCAGCGGCTACGCTTGATGTGCTAGTATTTGGAAGGGGTGTGTAAGATGGGCAAAAAACTAGAAAACCTGATTGTTGGAGGGCTTGATCCCATCAATAATAAAGCAGATGGTTTAGTTACAAGACGTAATTATGGTGCCGCTGTAATGGGCGATGTCAAGCAAGAAGATACTGGTGAAATGGTGTCTCAAATGGTTGGTGTTGACTACAACAGCAAAGAAAGTGAAAATTTTGTTTTGAAGAACAAGGATCTTTTAGCTCCTAATCTCAAAATTGATAATTCTGGTACTGTGTATGGACATGATGTACTTTCTTTTGAGCATATGGGTATTGAAATTGCATCAAAGAGACGTCAAGGAATTGACTGGGGAGTGGATGAGTATTTCAAAGAGTTCCAACATGTGACCAGTAATGGTGACCAGTATACCTTTGATATTCTACTTAAGAAGCTTGGCTTTGACAAGAAAAAACATACCCTGTCCTTCTTTCTTGATACTTCTATTGGGGACTCTCGTAGGTTCTTAATTCCCGAAGTCATCAGGGACGTTGTATTTAGGGCTATGATTCAAGCTCCAAGGTTTGGATTACTTACTGGCGGACGCAACATTGCAGTTGACCTACCAGAAGCAAAATTACCAGAGGTTTTATACTCAGGTGATGAGCTTCTGATGGAAGACATTGGTGAAGCGGAGAACTTGCCAGAAGTCACGATTGACTTTTCGGAACGTACCATCAAGATTTATCGACGTGGTATTCGAGTTCCAATCAATGCAGATGTCATTAAGTATGTTCGGTATCCTATTTTGGAAAGAACTCTTGAGCAGATTGGATGGAGACTGGGTAATCAATTATCTGATCTTGCTATTCTAACCTTACTCAATGGTGACCTTCCTAATAGTGGTTATCCTGCTGGTGTAATGGGGGTATATAATACCACCAATAAGATCAAGCATAAGGATATCATCAGACTATCAACTCGATATATGCAAACCATGTATCGACCTAATGCTATTTTGGCTAATGAAGCTGAATGTATTAGGGTCAAAGATGATTCGGATTTCAAGCCTAGCCCTAACGTAGCAGATCCATTGTTCCGGTACAAGGACATCAATGGTGAAGATATGGACACGGCTACTCTTGTTCCATCAGATCAAATTGCTAATGATAAACAACTATGGGTTGATACCAGTAGGGCTTTATCACAGCTAACCCTTGAGGGAATGACTGTTGAGAATGAACGACACGCACGCACCAATCAATGGGAATACTACATTAGACTTGCAACTGGTTTTCAGAATGAAGATCAACAAGCTAAGGTACTCCTTGATGGTGGTTCTGCCTTCACAGCCTTTCCGTCTTATCTTGATCTTGTAAAGTAGAGATTTGACAGGCTAAATGGGTGGCAGTCTTTTCAGACTGCCACCCATTTTTAACATTATGGAGATTCAGATGAGGTTTTTTAAGACAAAGAAAAAAGATGCTACTTGGACTATGAGAATTGGAAACACAGATGAGTATTTCTTCTTTACTAACGTGATAAGTTCATGTGAAGAGGCAGGAACATCTGTTGAACGTGCATTGGCAAGAAATGTACTAGAAGAGATCAACTCTAATAACGCATCAGAAGATGAGGCTAAGTATGTTTTGGGTGTAATCTCAAAAGAAGATACGCCAATATGGAATACTTGCTTCATTAAGCACAATTTGATAGAACTTCCCAAAGCCAAAGTTAGAAGAAGTTCAGCTAAATAATGCCTACCATCTCAACTATAGTCCAGATGTACAGCTCTGGTTCAAAGAAACTAATTGATCCTACCAATGCAAGTCCAAACTACACCTCTCTGTTGACCACTGCAATAGAAATCAGCCTTAATTACTATGGGTTCACATCTGAAGGTTCAATCACTGAGAATGTTGAGATAAATAGACAATTAGTAGCCTTGAAAGCTATGGAACAGTTACTAATAACTGTTTCAATGAATGTGATTCTTATACCAACCACCCGAACTGGTGACTCCAATGTCAAAGCAGAGTATGAGGCAAGACAAGCACACCTGAAAAACCTAGAGAAATTCTTATCATCTAGGATAGAGGTTTTGGAAAAGAAGCTATCTACAATGGGTTCTACACCTGGACCTTACCTAGCGGTGGCAAAAGTGGATAAATCAAAGAAATACGACATTTACGGTGATGAGATAGAGGTAGTGTCTTAATGCTTATCGTCCACAACCTACATAAACTCAGATCACTAATGCAAGACCCAAAGGATTCATTAAACAATCACAAAATATTGGATGATGATGATTATACATCTTTGCTAAATGACCAATCACTAAATCCATTTGAGGCTTATATAGTTGGTAGTCTAGCCCAAATCCAAGCCGCCAGGGTGCAGGTGTTTACCATGATAGCAGGTAATCCAGAATTGACGAAAAGATTCAAAGAGGTTATGAATGAGGAAGGTGAATGGGACGTCCATAATCATATACGCCATCTCAAAATAGAGTTAAGCTCATTAGAGAATGATGTGTTTGGTTACTAATGTCAATTCTATCACCAACTTACTCCATCACTGTGGACAGGAATGATGATGCGTCACCAAACCTATATTCAGTTTTGATAGGTGTGTTCAAGGGTGGTTTCAGCCCTTCATCTTCTTCTGTTAAAATCAGTGAGTCACTGAATAGAATGGATGTAACAGCAAAAGGGTATGTCTCAATCTCACATAAGTATATTGATCCACTGGCACTAAGACCAGAAATTCTTGACAGGGTTATGGTGAAGAACAGACATAATGAAGTTGAGGGTGTATATACTTTACTACAAATGATAGATCAACGCAGGTCTATGGTTTATGTTTTGGGTGAATATAATGGCCCTAAAAATATCAGTTGAGAGTAATCTGAATGAGTACATAGATGGATTCACTTGGGTTATAAGATACATTCATTATAAATCTATTGAGTATGCTGCTGATAAATTCTCCAAGAAACTGTTAAGAGTCGCCAACACTAAAGGCTCCACAAAAGATCCATACACCGACAGAACAGGTAAGTTGAGGAAGACAGCCAAAGTAGGACAAGGGACAATAAAAAGAGACACAATAACATTCAAGGGTAATGTGGGATCAAGAGTCCCATTAAACTCTAAGGGAAAACCTTATGGTAAGTATGTCAATAGGTGGGTGCAGAACAAATACCAAATAGAAACAGATTTTGGAAACGCTTATATATTGGGATACTACGTACAGGACAGAAGATTGATGGATGAGTTTTGGGTTGACTATGCAATTAAGAAGGCACAACTGGAAGCCACATATTCAAATCCATCCCTACAACAAATTGGTGCATTGAGAAGAATGGCCAAGAAGTGGTTTTTCGCATGATAATTACATCGAGACTGATTGCAACAGGGTTGAGAAATGATGTGGCAATTCAAGCCATTAGTGGTTTGAAAGTTTATCAACGACAGTTTCCCCACAAGCTAGAAGACTTCCCATTCATAATGGTCACAGACGAGACTATTGATTCAGAGGGGGAAGATATTTCAGTTCAAATAAATAATTTAACTGTTACTATATTCACAATGAGGAACACGGACGATGAGCTTGAAGCAATAGCATCAGCAGTACAAAATGTAGTGAATGGAAAATCATTCAGTGATGCAATTACAGGATCGAAATTGACCTGTAGGTTTCAAAGGACTCTTGAGGTTGAGACAGGCGAACTAAAAATGGCACCAAAGCCAAGGGCTGTAGCCCTAAGATATTATGTAATCAAGGTTGATTAAGGAGAAGAAAATGGGTTTAGCAGCAAGCGGCTTTATGATGGGTGCAAGGGATTTAGAGATAACTCCCATTACGGCAGACACAACCGTATCAGATTCATATGCAATCGGTACTATGACCTCAGTAAAAGGATTGACTCAAGCTAATTGGTCTATGCCAGTTGAATCGTTTGAGCATAGAGGTGATGACCAGTTATTGGAAATCTCTAATACACAAGATGGCATCACTGTTGATTTACAGTTGACGGGGTTAAGTCCTGAGATTTTAGCTCTTGTCATGGGCGGAACCTTCAATAACAGTTTGTGTGGTGGTGAAGCATTTCAACATGATTTGAAAGATGTCAACATTGGCAATACGGGATATTTCCGTGTAACATTCTTATGTAAAATGGTTGATGACTTTGACATGCAAGTTATTGTGAACAAGGCAAAGGTTTCAACAGGACCATCCTCAACTCACCAAGACAAAACGCCCCAAAGTCTTACTTTACAGATTCGTGGTGTAACTCCACATGATCCCTCAGTCAATGGATTAACCGTTCTTAGAAAAACCTCTTAATCTAGTTGTTTCCAGTCTTGATATAAAGGTAGACCATATTAAGGTCTACCTTTATTGTCATTAGGAGAAAAATGGAAAATAATGTATTTGATGAGACAAAATTACAAGTAATGATTGAATTCCCCACACCTGATGGGTCTGCCCAACGCCAGTTAAAACCACTAAAGTTGATTAGGTTCTTTAGAGAATTAGAGATACTGTGGTCTTCAAAGACTGATATAATTGTGGCAGGTGTTAAGAAAGTTGAAAGTGAGATTGAGTCTGAGACCAAAGCCCTTAAAAGAGAATGGGAAGAAAAGAGGGACACACTAGAAACTCGTATTGATGAAATAAACTCTATGGGTGAAGTTGCGAAGGAATCATTGTCTATATCTAATCCAAATTATTTTGATGATCTATTAGACTCTATGGATGAAATTGAATCTGAGATAGCTAATATAGATTCATCTATGGTGAAGAAACGTATTGAGAAATACGCATTATTCATTGTGACCACTGCTCCTGATTTTTTAGCAGACATTCTAAAGTTAATGTTTCAGGATGATGGTTTCTCTGCTGAAATGATCGATGGTCTATCCATTCCTAGAATGAAATTTATCTTTGGGAAGTTTAAGGAAATAAATGATATTGATTTCTTACTGAATAACCCCACCCTCAAAAAGCTGATAAAGACTGTCCAACAACCAGCTTTTGGGCAATAATATACCGTTGGCTTCTATCACTAGGGTTTGATGTTGATTTTATCAACAACGACCTGACTATTGCTCAATTCTGCGCTCTGAAAAGATTGGCAGAGCATGATGCAAAAGAGATGGACAAATTAAGTGGCTCCCCATCGGGCTACACAGAACCAACTTCTGATGAGTTCATGTCTATGATAAACAAAACGGGGATGACATAGTATGCCAGCTACATTCAAAGTCAAAACAGACATAACTCATTCTGAGGTAGCACTCAACAAACTCAATACGTTGACTACCAAGTTCAATAAAACCCTAAAAGACATCAAGGTCAACACTCAAGACAAAAAATTTAGTGGTTCAATTCCTGTATTAAATGGGGAATTGAAGAAAATTGTTGACATTACAAAACGGGCAAAAAACAATTTTCATTTACTGGGTGAGAAAGGAACACAGGATTTACTCAATCTTACAAAGAGGGTTCAAAATCTAACCCGTGATATGAAAGAAATGGGGTTTAATGACAAGGCTGTGTCAAGTGCCAGATTATTGAATTCCCAACTAAGAAAAATGAAGGGAGATTTACGAACCCAACTTAGAATGCACAAAAGCATACATGAAGTTGAGTTCAGACGTGAAAATACAGTAAGGCGAAGGGTTGAAAAAGAAAAAATTGAGCTTTCATTAATTAGTGCCATCAGAAGAAATGAGTCTATCAATGCAGGTGGAGGAAAAAACTGGTTGCGTCAACTCAAGATGCAGGAATCCCATCTGAGAGGCATTGAGACAAGAGTCAAAAAAATAAGGGATGAAACTGGTTTGCTATCTGATGTAGAGGCAGAAAGACTACTAAGCAAAGTCAGGAAGATTAGAGCATCAACCAAGAATCCACTTGAGCAGAAGTTTAGACCTGTGCAAAGAAACCTAATTAGGACTAGGCAGTTATTACTAACTCTGGGGGCTGTCATAGCTGGTATAACCCTTCCATTAGCGTTAGTGACACGTTCAGCCTCGGAAGCAGAGAAAGCCTTAAATTCATTAGGTAGAGAGGCTAGGGTGAATGGTGTCTCTGGCAGACAAGCCACTAATTCAGTTAAGAACTTAAAACTTGTGAAGGATGGAATTCTTTCATTAAGTGCGGCGGCGAGAGCCACTAAGCTGGCTATGAGGATTGGGTTGAATCTGGATGAGGCTATTGCAACGGTCAAGAATATGACTGCTGTTGCAATTGAGAATAAGCAAGCAGCGTTGACTTTGAATCAGGCAGTTGTAAATGCGTTTGAGGGATTCAAACAAGAACTATCAACCTTGGCTGATGCCGCTGGTATAACAAAAAATATATCAATCATTTACAAGGAGTATGCAGACTCAATTGGGACCACAGTAGCCAAGTTGAATAAATCTCAAAAAGCACATGCAATAATGAATGAGGTACAACTGGAAGCCACCAAATCAGCAGGTGCATTGGAGGATGCACAGTTTACATTATCAGGCTCAATTGACAGATCAAGAGGCTCTGTTGAGATATTTTCACAAGAGCTTGGATTATCATTAAGCCCTGTTATACAGCTTGTTTTGGATGGATTCACATCAGTAGTGAAATCAGTCACTCAATTCATAGCTGATAACTCAGCACTGATCAGATCAATCTCAGCGGCGACATTGGCGTTTGGTGTATTCGTGGCAACATTGGTTGCTTTGGCAGCAGCGTTATTAGTTATTGGATCTATTATATCTTTTGGTGCTGTCATTGGTGCATTGTTCACAACAGCAGGCGCAGCAGGAACTTTGGGTGTGTCATTGGCAACATTGGGCATAACAGGCACCAACGTCACAGGTGTTTTTGCAGGTTTGGCAGCCATCATGGGATTGTCGGGTTTAGCAGCCGGATTGATGGATGAGAAGATGGAGTCCATAGGCAGAACTATGGGATCACTAAAGAAGCGAATACGTGACACCCACATTGAAGAAAGCAACAGAAACAAGGTATTGAAAGATGCCTTGTATTTGATAAAGCAAAACAAAGAATTCGCATTGGGTGATAAAGATGCGAGGCTTGGTGTTAATGATGCACTTAGAAAAATGATCCCAAATCTTGATCTTGAGATAGAAGCTCGAACCAGATTGAAAGGACTGATAAACTCTAACGCCACTGACTATGAGGAGTTGGCTAGACAAATGGAAAGAGCTGTCAAAGCGCAGAATCAGCACAAAATTGATGAATTGAGAGCTTCTACCAAATCACAGATAAAGAAACGTGTAGAAGAAAAAAATGAATTTGATAAAAAACCGCTCAGTAACAGTGGATTTTTTTCTGGTGGTACTCCATTATCTGATAAGATGTCTAATAAGCTAGATACTGTTGTAGGGCTTGACATTAAAAAAGGTGAAGAGTACACCCGAACTGGTGAGATGCCTTTTAAGCAGTATACAAGAAAGGGTAGAAGGAATTTAATCTTCAAATACAAAATCAAAGAAAAGAGTGTGGAAGAACTTAGACAAATCACTAATGACATAGACACACTAATATCGAACTTGCACGTAAAGGAAGAAGCAAACATACATGGAACTGTTTTGCGTGACAATATACATGAAGGGACTGCATTTTTAGACTATTCTAATGCCATTACTAGACTGAGTGAGTCAACAGGGCTTTCAAAGGATATGCTTGGAAGCTCAGATACTAAAGCATGGCTACGAGATACCAGTACTGTGATAAGAGAAATAATAGAAACTAGTGATGCGCTCGGCGCTGATATATTAAAGCTAGAAAAGGCATTGAAAAATACTTCGGATAAGGTCATGGAAGCTAATGCTGAGAGAAGAAAGTTGGCAGGTGAAATAGAGAGTTTCTCATCTGCTCAGAATCTTACTGACAATCTTCCAACTAATCCAGCAATAGCAAAAGATTCACTCACCAAACTCATAACCTCAATGAGTGCATTTATAAAGAGTGATGTTGATAAAGCAATCAAAACCATCAAATCAAACACATCTAATGAAGAAGAAGAGGAGTTGGCTAAGACAGTCAAAAGGAAGAACACCGAGCGTTTAGCATTCATAAAGAAAATAGTGGGCGTTAATGAAAATGGAGTTGGGTTCAAGCTGACCAAAGAAGATTTCAAAATGTTCACAGAAGCGGACAGTTTGATGAATGACTTTACTAAGTTGGTATTAAAGCAATTCAAAAAACAGATAGTGGCGATTGATGACTTGGAT